TCTGAGGTGAGAGGCAGGAATAATTCCATAGGTTTTCACAACCGCCCAACAGACTCTCACCTGTTGGGTTTTTTATTTTATGAAAGGCAAAAAATCATTTGTTTTATATACCGACCAAAGAGAGGTATTTGACGAACTTACAGACGAAGACGCTGGCAAACTAATTAAAATAATTTTTGCCTACGTTAATGACGAAAATCCAGAGGTAAACGATAAGCTTTTAAAGGTTGCGTTTTTACCAATTAAGACACAGCTAAAAAGAGACTTAGTTATCTGGGACGAAAAAAAACAATTAAGAGCTGAAGCTGGGAGAAAAGGAGGTCTAGCAAAAGCTAGCAATGCTACATTTGCTACAAATGATTCTAGCAAAACCAAGCAAACGCTAGCAAACTTAGCTGTTAATGTAAATGATAATGTTAATGTTAATGTAAATGATAATGTTAATGATAATGTAAATAAAAAAGAAAGCGCTGGCGCTCTTTTTTCTTTGGATGATATTTTTATTGATTTTAATAAAGAAAAACCTTTAAAACGTCCTTACTTTGAAAGAATGAGCATAGTACATTCAACGGATACTGAAACAATTAAAAGTCAATTTAAAAAATGGGCATTAATTAAAGAAGGCGAACCAATGACAATTTCAAAGGCTGAAAATTCATTTAATCTTTATTTGTCAAATAATTTAAAAAGTACTTTTAAACCTCCAGAGAAAAAAAGCGAAAACATATTTGAAAAAATATACCAGGATATGCAAAAAGAAAAAGAGCAACTAAAACAAAACGAGCAATGAAAGAAATTATTGTAAAGCATTTAAAAAAAATGGAATTTGTTTGTGGTTTGAAGCAGTTTAAAGAATACAAAGAGGAGGAAGCTTTGGAATTAATTAACTGCCTATATGATTTATTTAAAAAATATGGCTGGATGACTGACGAAAGGGTTGACTACATACTTCAAGCAGGAATGCGAGGTCAATACGGCGATTTTTACCACGTTAACGAAAAGACGGTAAATACTTGGATTATGCAATATTACCAGCATCACCAAAGCCAAATTGTCCAAGAAGTACAGGCAAAAAACAACCAAGAAAAGGAAGCAACGGACGAAGAAATAAAGCATTGGATTGAGGTTGGAAAGAATATATTTAAAGAAAATTATAAATTGGCCAAAGAAACAGGCACTTGCGCTGATCTTAGCGAATGGGGAATAAACTGGTTTAACAAATTTCAAGAAAGAGGAATATTAAAGCCGTGGGAGTTTGACGTTGAGGAAATAGAAAACCAAGAACGCAAAAATATGAGGTTAATTAATACTTATGTAAATGAGGCAACGGTTGGCTCTAGATCACGAAATAAAATCTGGAAGCTTTTTATTTTAAAGTCAATTAATGAAAACGCAAAACTTGACGAAATAATATGACTATCTTTTTAGGTGATCAAGCTAAACGGTTGTACTATATGCGCGATATTCCGTTAGGCTCTATAGGAGTATTTATGAGCCATACGCAAGAATTTATTTATTGGTATTGCAATGGCTATACTTTTGATACTGGCTTTGCATATACAGAGGCGGAAGCTTTACAAATAGCAAAAAGAAATTTTAAATAAATTAAACAATTAAAACAATGGACAAAATTTGGGTTGGCTCTGGCCGTATTTTACAAACGCAATTTGGAATTTTACCAAAGGTTGCATTTAGCAGAAAAGATTTAAACAAGCTAATTGCTTATCTAGATCAAAACGATTCTGAGTGGGTAAATCTAGATATGAAGGAAAAGAAGGAAAAGACAGAGGGAAAGGCAACGCATTATTTTGAGGTTAGCACTTATTTAAGTGATAAGCCAAAAGAGAAAAACGAATGGAAACCAGTTGTAGCTAAAAAAGAAATAATCGAAAAATATGAAAAGGATATTCTCCCATTTTAGACCGAAAAAAAGGGATTTGTTTAGCATTGTAAGCACTTGCCTAGCAATATTCCTTTTTATCTATTTTCAAATGCCTTTTGGCATTTTGTTTATGTGTTCTGTCTTTATGTTTACAATCGTTTTAGATTTTATCTATAGCATCTGTAATGATTGAATTTAAAATAAAGCAAAAGCCTTTAAGCGTAAACGAAGCCTGGCAAGGTAAGCGTTTTAAGACGCAAGCTTACAAGCAATACGAAAAGGATATGCTTTTACAGATGCCAACAAAAAAGATTGATCCTGCACAAATGTTAAGAGTTGAGTTTTTCTTTGGCTTTAGCAATTCCGCCAGCGACTTAGATAATCCAGTAAAACTCCTTTTGGATTTGGCGCAGAAAAAATACGGCTTTAACGACAAAAACGTTTTTGAGTTGAATGTACGGAAATGCTTAGTAAAGAAAGGAGAAGAATTTATACAAATGGGAATTTATTCCTTACTTCCTTTTTAACCTAAATCTATGTTTTTGCTTTGATAATTATTTAAAGTTTATATTTGCGTAAATGACAAGCAAATGAGTTTAGAGGAAGGATTATTAATACGAAAGGCAAGGAAAGCCAAAGGATTTACGCAACTAGAATTGTGTGAAAAATTAGATATGAGTCACGCGCCAATAAACCAAGTAGAAAATGGCTGGGAGTCTATTTCACTACACAACTTGCGGAAAATTTGTGATGCTATAGGATTGGAGGTTATAATTAGGCAAAAGAATGGCTAAAAAGTTACCTAAAACTAAAACGGATTATTCACTTGAAATTAGATACCGACTAAGGGACGGACAATGGTCAGATTGGTCAATGAAAGGCAGAGGCGCATTTGAAAGCATAGAAATTGTACAGAGGCAAATAAGAACTTTGGCAAGCGCATACCAAGGCAGAGAAAAGGAAGTAAGATTTGAATGGAATGGATGGCTTTGCGATTTCCAAGGTAAGCCAACCGGCGAAGTAATCACATTGCGTTAATTGTGACATTTGACAAGACTGAATATTTAACCAATTTAAAAGAAAGCGATTTATTTGAGCTTTTGAAAAAAATAATACCAGATTTGCAGAGTACTGATCAATTTGATTCAATCGATGCTTTTAGCATTAAAAGGCAAAAATTTTACGAGTTAAAATGTAGGCGAACAGATTACTTTGATTTATTGATTGAAAAAATAAAGTTTGACAGTCTAAAAATAAAGGGCAAAGTTTATTACATTAATTCAACACCTAGAGGAATTTATTCTTTTAACATTGCAAAAATAAAGGAGCCAATTTGGTCGGTTAGATTAATGCCAAAAACCACAGAATTTGAATACAACACTAAAGTCGAAAAAGTAGTTGGTTATTTAAATATTTATCTGGATGGTAAAGACATTACAGATTTACTAATTTAACATAGTTTTTTTGGGGTTTATGTTAATTAAAGCCTTGTCCAATCGGGCAAGGTTTTTTTAAATAAAAAAAAGGGGGGGGGTAGGGTAGTAATTTAGCTTGATAATTAAACCGTACTTTAGTCATTAAGAAAAACGCAGTACTTTTGTGATATGGCAAGACCTAAAGCAGTATTTGATTTACCAGATAATTGGTACGATGCAATTCTAAAATTGTACAAAGAAGGAGCTTCAGATGTTGAAATTAAAGCTTTGATTTATGAATGGAGAGGATCATTTTCAAATGATTTGTGGGACCGTTGGATAAAAGAGGAAGAACAATTTTCGGAAACCATAAAAATGGGAAAACTTTTATCTGAGGCTTGGTGGAATAAATCTGGACGTAAAAACCTAGAAAACAGAGACTTTAATTATACTGGCTGGTATATGAATATGAAAAATCGTTTTGGTTGGTCTGACAAGCAAGAAGGAGAAAAAATAGCACCTCCAATTACTTGGATTAAAACAGAATAATGAATTCAATCCAACTTTTAGATAAATACAAGCCTTTATTTTATGAGCAACCGCAAACCAGGTATTATTTAATAACTGGAGGTCGTGGCTCCGGTAAGTCTTGGACGCTTTCCCTATTCCTTTTAAATCTAACTTATGAGGAAGGTCACGTTATACTCTTTACCCGTTGGACTTTAACTTCAGCTTTTATTTCAATCATTCCAGAGTTCATTGACAAAATAGAGTTAATGAATAAGGAAGCAGATTTTGAAATAACCCAAAGCGAAATAATTAACAAGATCACAGGCTCAAAAATTCTATTCCGTGGAATCAAGACAAGCCAAGGCACGGCAACTGCTAATCTTAAATCAATCGCTGGAGTTACAACGTTTATTCTAGACGAATCTGAGGAATTAAACGATGAAGACGTATTTGACCGCATAGACCTTTCAATCAGGGCGGCAAATAAGCCTAACCGCGTGATTCTTGTAATGAATCCAAGCTACAAGTCACATTGGATTTATAACCGCTTTGTAAAGCAGAAAATTAGCAACTGCACTTACATACATACAACTTACCTAGACAATGAACGAAACCTTTCGCAAAGCTTTATTGATCAAGCGCAAAGAGTTAAAGCAGAAAACCTCCACAGATACGAACATTTATTTTTAGGCAAATGGCTAGACGATGCTGAAGGCTTACTTTGGTCAAAGCCTTTAATTGAAAAAATAAAAATTGCATCCAAGCCAAATTTGGAACGAATAGTTATTGCAATCGATCCAGCGGCGTCCGCAAACCTAGATTCAGACGAAACAGGAATTGTAGTACTTGGAAAGGATACGCACGGGAAAGGTTATGTCTTGGAGGATTTATCCGGTAAGTATTCTCCTAACGAATGGGCAAAGATAGCAAGCCAAGCGTTTAAGAATTGGGATGCTGATTGCATAGTAGCAGAGAAAAACCAAGGAGGTGATATGGTAGAAAGCGTTTTAAGGTCGCAAAATACGACCGCAAGAATAAAACTAGTAACTGCAACCAAGGGAAAGTACGTTCGTGCAGAGCCTATTTATAGCCTTTATGAGCAAAATAAAATATACCACGTTGGCAGTTTCCCAATCTTAGAAAAACAAATGATTACATTTGATCCAGATAAAGGCAAATCGCCTGACCGAGTTGACGCATTGGTTTGGGGTTTTACTGAATTAATGCTTGGGACAAAATTTGAATTTTCAATATGAACAAAGAAGTTTACGCTCTTTTAATCTGGATGCTAGTTTGCTACCTACTTATTTCTTTTATATTTCTTGATTTTAATCCTATAGCCTGGAGTTGGGTTGGCCGTTTATTATTGATTGCTAGCTGGTTTTGGGGAGTAGGATATTTTGAAAATTAAAGGCTTTAAGGGATTACATTAAGCCGCAGGTAATTTATACGGCTCCTAAAACGGATGTAAACCTACTAAATCAAATCCTATACGGCCAATTCACGGCCTCCACGTTGGTTGTTTGGTACGATGCAAACCAGCAAACGTTTATAGACAAAGGCTACAAAGGAAATGCCTTGGTTTACTCAATCATTCGTAAAATAGCAGAGAAAGGCAAGCAATGCCCTACTTATGTTTACAAGGAAACAGAGGCAAGCAAAAGATTTAGAAGCGGAAAGTATAGTACTAAAGAATTAAACCGCGTGCAATCAATCGCAATGCGAAAAAAAGAGCTTGTTGATGTCGTTTATACTGATCCCGTAAACCAATTAATCAAGAATCCAAATCCAATGCAAACCTGGGCAGAGTTTTTGGATAATATGTTAACGTGGTACAATACAAGCGGCGAAATATTTGTTTATGGTTTTCAACCAACGGAAGGAATAAACAAGGGCAAAATTCAGGAAATGTATGTAATGCCGTCAAACTATGTTGAAATAGTTGCTGGCAACCTTTTTGAGCCTGTACGCGGATATAAATTAATTATTGGCGATCAAAATATTGAAATTCCAGCTGATCAAGTTTTACATATTAAAACAACGAATCTTACTTGGGATTTAAACGGTGCGCAGCTTCGTGGTATGCCTCCACTATTAGCAGGATTAACAACCTTGCAGGCAAATAACGAAGCTACAGAGGCAAAGCAAAAGACTTTCCAGAATGGAGGCGCAAAAGGTATTATTTCGCCTAATATAACTAATCCAGAGTTTTGGCCGTCTCCAGAGCAAAGAGCTAAAATGGATGAAAGAATAGACGAGCGAATTAATGGAAATAAAAACATTAATAAAATTGTCGCTTCCTCTATTCCTTTGAAATACGATGCCATTGGATTGTCGCCTGTGGCAATGGATATTATTAATTCCCAAAATATGGACTTGCAAACTCTTTGCGGTCTTTGGGGTGTTAATCCTGTACTATTCAGCTCAAACGCTACCTATGCGAACCTAGAGCACGCACAAAAATCTTTGGTTACTGACGTTCTGATGCCTCAATTACAAATGATTGAGGAAAAGATGACCGAATTTATTGCTAGGTCATACGGAATGCAGTACGTTATTGACTTTGATATTTCTAGCTATTCCGAACTTCAGCCAGATGTAAAAGTAATTTTGGATACATATGGCAAATCGCCTTATTTTACCGGTAACGAGGTTAGAAGCTTATTGAACTGGCACGCTAGCGAAGACCCAGCAATGGACATTCATTGGATACCGTCTGGCCTTGTACCTAGTGAGGAAGCTTTGGGCAATTTACCTGCGGACTTTGTAGATTTCCAAGCCTAAGAAATGAAAAAGTTAAATTACTCCAAATTAAGGCGGTCAGCGCAAGCAGACCTTCGCAAATATGAGCGCATTGGAGTAAGAATATTTACGGAGGCTTTAAAACTGCAAGCCGTTCCAAATCCGTCTTATTTGCCAATGCAAAAGGCTTATATTGATTTTTATACGGCTGTTTTTATTGATTCAGCAAAGAAGGAATTTAATCGCATAAGACAAGACAATAAAGAAAAGGCATTTGTGCCAGATGATTTTTTTTTAGCTACTTGGAAGGAATGGATTAAGGAATGGGTGCTTACAAATTTGGGAACTTTAATTTTTGACGTTACAGAAACAACACGTCAAAAAGTTCAAATAATTTTAGCGCAAGCGATTACAGATGGATTAAATCCTTTTCAAATAGAAGAGCTTTTATTGACTTTGATCCCTGATATTAAAAGAGCTAGAGCTATAGCAAGGACAGAATCAACACGAGCTTACAATGTAGGTAAAAAGAAATCAGCGGAGGAATGGGCAAACCAAACAGGAGTAAATCTTTGTTACCAAAAACGGCAAAATAGCCAGAAACAATCCCTTGCTTCATATCGCTATCTGCAAAACCCTGATTAAGTCCTTTTAATATCATTGTCGCGTTATTTTCTTT